GACTATAACCAAGGAATCGGCTGAACCAATTATAACTTGATTTATAGCTTATTTCTTAATTAAAGCACACCGCCTTTTTCCATTACATAGTCGGTAGATACCCAATGCACATCAATTCCTTGTGAAGCCATACTCATATTAATACCAGCCGAGAATCCTAAGCCTGTAACTCCTTGCCAGATACGGTTAATACTAAGGTTTCCACCCCATGTATTAGCATCCCAAATAGCATTATCCCAAGTGCCTAAATCGGTACTAGCAGGGTTAAATGCAATCTGTCCTAGCTGATTTTGGTAGTCAAAATCGACATTAATACCGCATAAAACGCTAGGAACGCCATTATCTGTTTGAATAATAGGGCGTACTAATGTATAGCGTTTTAACTGTCCTGGGGCATCAAAATAGCTATATGCTTGTTGTACTGAAGCATTAATATTTGCTCCATCATCGCTATAGCCATTCCAAAATTGACCTACATAGCCATTTCCACCAAAAAATAGGTTATCGTAGCTTAATTCAAAGCAAGTGGCGTTAATTCCAGTAAAACTACACCATGCTTTAGAGATAGTGTGCATGACATATTGCTGTATTCCTTCGTCTGAAGGCACATTAATAAGCAACATATTAGGACTAGCAAAATATACTATTTGCCATCCAAAATTAGCAGAATAAAGACTTATTTCCCTTGAGATTTCAAAGTAAATCTTATCTGTAATATTAACTCTAGGGTCTAATCGACTAGATTGAAGCGCAGAAGCAAGTGGTACTAAACCATCTTGAGTAAGTAATAAAAGGTCACCAGCCCACTTTAAAAAGCATCTGCGATTAAATGTTTGACCTAATTGCCATACGCCTTTTAATGCCCAATTTGTAGAGTCTGAAGGGTCTGTACCGAAATAAACGATAACCTCACCATTGCTAGTTACAAATACAGCATAATCATCAACGCCTTGTCCAGCATCAATAGTCCATGTACCCATTGCTTGAATAAAGCCACCCATACGAGCAATACCACCAAAATCAAGTGATAAAGCAGCGCCACCAATAGCATCAGTAGGCAAATACCATACTTTCATGCTGTTCTTTTCGGTGTAATACAAACGATGCTTAAACAAGTTTACATTGATAAGATTTTTAGAATCTACACCAGTAATGTATAGCGCAACGGTATATGTTCCTACTACAGTAGCATCAGCAGCAGGAGTAGTTAACATTGTGTATGTCAGCGTTGTAGTGCCTGTTACTGTAACAATAAATGTACCGTTATAGTCGTTTGCTGTAGCGCCTGTTACTGTAATTTGATTGCCTGATGATAGACCATGTGCTGAAGCAGTAGTCATTGTTGCTACTGTGCCCACATGGGTAATTGAGTTTATCGTTTTTGCAGTTGAAGTATTAGCGACTGAAATCCAATTTGTGCCGTTATAGACTAAATTAGCGTCTGTTCCATTTACGGCTGTTAAATAATGCCCACCAATGTTGGACATATTGACATATTGAAACTTATCGCTTGTAAGGCTAGTTACTACTTGTGTAGCAGTAGAAGTATCAGCGTTATAAATAACCGTACCTGCGGCAGCAAATAAATGCTGGCTAGTTGGCCCTGCGTAATTCATCAAGGTATTAACTTGACCTGTTATGCCTGTTGAATACTTTGTATATCCTAGTCTTAATTGAACATCAGTAGGAGTAGGATAAAAGTTGTTAAGTGTTACAGCATCAGTAGGAGGCATCTGGGCAATAGAATCCCTAGCGTTCCACCCACCTATAGGCGCTGTAATTGAAGCAGTTGTAGCAGAATTTGGTTTAGCTGTTGCCATATTTAGCTACCATAGCCAGTATCAGGTATATTGGCATAACCAATAAGAACCTTAGAAGGATAAGGCGCAAATGACAGATTAGGTGCGCCCTTGTCATTAGCTTTAGCTATGTTTAAATAACGGAAATAGTCTTGTTGCAGCGCAGTAGTATCAAACGATTTCACTTGAAAATATTTGAGTTTTGTATAAAGCACTAAAACACGGTCATCAAATACAGTTGTGTCAGAATCTAATGTAAAGCTGTTTTTAACAGCATTTGCAGCACTTCTAGCCCAACCTTTGCTGCGATATTCCCAGCCTAAATACTCTTGGGTATTCATAATAGGCCATATTTGGAATTGATTATCCAATATGCGCCATCTAACTCTAGGGCCAGTTGAGATATAACCAGACTTTAGCCATTGCCATTGTTGGGCATCTTCAGGCCCTAGCATTTCCCAATGTTTGGATTTATCCCATTGAGTTCTATCGGTAATCGTTTCAAAGTCAGCAGGAAGGTCATAAGCTGTTTGAGCGCAAACAACTGATTGTGTGCCACTACCTGAAGCTATTTGACTCATAACTACTACTTTTGTAGTGTTATTAACGCTAACTACATAAGTATCTTGAGGAATGTTATAACCAGATAATTGCCATTGGCTTGTAACATTGCTTAAATCTGTGCCAACCGCAAAAGTTAATGAGGATGACCCATTAACAGTTGTGGCATTGGCGGTTAAAGATTGAGTATAAAAACGGTATTGGACTTGTAATGCTTGCCAATCATGTTCTTTTAATAAGTCATAACCAGCCCCATTCATCAATGCCAAGATTTGTTGCGTATCTTGAGAAGGATTACCAGCAACATAAGTAGGTACTGCCAAATTTAACTCGGCAGATACCTGTTGCACTAGCTGAAGCATGGTTGATGACATATTATTCCTCTACTACTTTTGGTTTGCGTGGTTTTTTAGTTCCTACAGCCGCAAGTAGCGCTGACATCTGCTCTTGCATAGCAGCCAGCTTCGCATCTGTTTCTGCTGTAATTTTAGCATTTTCTTGGCGTAATGCTTCTAATTCTTCTTGTCTTTGTGCTACTTCGGCAGAATCAGACGCTAAATTCAAGAAAGCCTTAGCTTTTAAGCGGAAATTATGGGGTGACATACCAGCTACCATGCCAATTCTTTGCAGTTGTTGGTCAGAACAGTCAGCAATAGACTCAACTGTGTGGAATTTAAGTCCACGCAATTCTTCAGCTTGACTGCGGGTAATCTGAGGCCATTGTTCTAATGGTGTTCCAACAATGTTTTCATGGTTTGCAACTTGATTCTGATAATGCGCCCATTGACGGGGAAAGCGTGCTTTGTGTGATTCTTGGGCATAAGTGTCAATTTCTGTCAAATTATCTCCAGGAATCATAATCCTTACAAAGTCGAATTCTTTAAAAATAGGTCTGCCAGCAGCATTTGATTCATCATCTTGCTTTACTGACTTTTTATAGAACTGGACTGCTAGTCGTGCGTCTGCACCTTGAACATCGCTATCAATAGCCATTTAATTCTCCTAAAGTGGTTTAGGTACTACAGTTAAAAGAAAAGGGACTCCCCTTGTGAGAGAGTCCCAGTTTTTACTACATTATCTGTTGATTAAACAGATGTAATAGAGAACCAGCCATAGTCGCCAGAAGCCATAGAAGCTGCTGTGAAATATGAACCAGCACCCAAAGTCGCTTGGAATGTTGAAGCATTTACTACAACGGTTGCTGAAGATGCTGCAATAGCTACACCTGCTTGACCGTAAACATAACGCCTACCATCTGATGCAAATGTTTCTGCACCTAATGGGCCAAATGAAGGCAAATTGCCTGATGCTACTGTTTGAGGTGCTGTCAAATTAACACCTGCGATTGGAAGAACTGAATATGCCATGATATTTTCCTTAAATAATTAAATAGACTGTTAAAACAGGGGTTTCCCCCTATTTATTAACTACCAGTCAACAAGCCTTGTAGGAAGCTGTTTGAAGTTGTCAAGTTACCAGCCCAACCGTACAATTTTACGATTGCATCTTGGTTGATAGCCTGACGCTCGCCACCGATAGGTACAAAGTTACGCTCTTTATGTGGGCGTAGGAAGATGTAATTGGTGTTCAACATATACATATATGTAGCTGTTTCTTGAGAACCATAACCACCGCCTAATACCACATCAGCAGATGTACCACCACCGTAGAACTTCAATGAAGCAAAACCAGCAGCGCCTGATTCCTCAGAAGCGATACGCTGAATAGCTTGCAATGCGCCTACATAGTAACCATACAAAGTGTTACCAGCAACAATCAAGTCAGCCTTGTCTGTACCACGAATCTGCTTGATAGCAGCAGTAGTCATCGCAGCAAGGATAGTTGATGAAGAAGTAGCACCAGTAGTGATTTGGTTCTGCCAGAAAGTCCAAGTAGCACGGTTAATACCACCGTAAGTACCAGATGTAGGAGAAACTGCAACAGCAGCGCCCAAACCATCTAAGTTCTTACCACCGTTACCAGTACCATCACCGTACAAGTCACCAGAAATGCGGTTAAGCAAACGGGCTTCAGAAACTTGCATACGACCATCTAACAAGTCGATGATTGCTTCTTTAGAACTGTTTTGCAACATTTCTAGACCAGACATTGTTACTGAGTCTGCGTACTGTGCAATCTTATATTGGGCAGCAGAAATAGGACTATCTGGTGCAATGTTCAATACTTCATATCCGCTATAAGAGTTTGCGTTGTTGGTTGATGTATCATCGTACATAATTTCTTGGAGGATTACATTACCGCCTGAGAAAGGCTTAATGTTACCCTTTTGATTCAATCGTGTAAGAATTGCGTTGTTTTGTGTTAAGTTATCTGCCAATTCACCGCTACGACTTTGAATAGTGGTAGCGATAATATCGGTGATTGCTGAGTTAGCAAATACCATGATTATTATCCTTAAAAATGTTAATTAGTTAAACCCTACGACTCATTGCTTCGCCTAATTGTTCGGCTATCATTGAGCGTCTATCCTTTTTATCGCCTGAGTCTGCCACTTTTCCACTAGGTGTAGTAGATTTCGGACTTACCGCAGCCGCCTTCGCTTTCTGTACTTGCTGCGCTTTGATTGACGCTTGTTTGGAATCCTTCAGGAGTCTATCCTGTTCTAATGCCCAAACTTCATCATTCATACGCACAGCTTTCTTGTAAGCTGTTTCTAGGTCTTGGGCTTTCCCTAACTCAAGTAATTGAGCCATTTCTTCCCTTACCACATCAAAATGCGGAAACTTCTCCACATCACTTCGTACTCTTTCAATTTCACCCATTAAGCGTTGATTTTCCTCTTGGGCAAACCGACCTTTAATAGATGAAACTTCCTGATTTACCTGATTTAACTGGTACATCAGTTGTTGAGTGTATGGGTCAAGCTGTTGTGCTCTCGCAACACTTTCACCATTTAATTGTATTCCATATTCTTGTGCAAGTCTTTGAAAAATTTGTACTTTCTGGTCATAAGGCGCATTTGTCAGAATTTGGTCAGCCCTAGCCAAGTTTTGAATGTACTGTACAGGCTTAATATTGCGTCTTTCTAAGTCAGGTACAAATGGCGCTACTGCCTGTTCATACTCTTTGGCCCTGTCAGCTTCAGCTTTATAAGTAGAAACGCCCTTTTTATACTCTGATTCACGCTGATTAGCATATTCAGCAAACTTAACAAAATCATCCTTGTTAATTTGTTCGCCTTTTTCTAGCTTATCCCAGATATTGACATATTCTTTCTTCCAGGTTGAAGGGCGATTTATCTTTTCCTGCGGTACATCATCCTCAGCCTCAGACTCAGTAGCTTCAATGACTTCGGAAGGTTCTTCGTGGTCTGGTTCGCTAACTTTCTCTTTAGCGGATTCTTCGGAAATGTTGTCCGTTTCAGCCACTTCAATGTCTTTTTCGATAGGTGCTTCAAGAGTGCCTTCTTCTGCTGCTTCTAGTGCAGCTTCTAACATATCCCTACGGTCTAATTCTGCCATGATTTTTCCTAGTATTTAAGTTTTTCGTATGCTATTTCAGCTATTTGACGCTTTCGTGCTTCTTGGGACTTTTTACTAATTTCTACGGCTTTTCTTTCCATAGGTACATCGTTGCCTAATTCAATACAATGGTTGCGTTTTAGGTTCTCTCTATGCTTAGAACGGCTTGAAATCCATGTGCCATCTGCCATGCTAATGTGGCCTTGAATATCAGACATCACCATATGGGTAGTCTGTCTAGGCGCATTTTGCTTCTCTAACCATGACTTTTTAGCTTCTTCTAGTCCCAAAGTGGGAGTCCATATTTCCATGAAATAATCTTCATCGCTAAGTTTTGCAACATGATTTCCTTCTTCATATCCGCAATTTGGGCATTTCATTACATTCTCCTTATTTATGTCTAGCAAAATTTTTATGAAATTTGTCCCTAGCTTCTTGAGCTACTAAATCAGCCAATTCCAAATTATCTAAATTTTTTCTAAAAACTACTTTACTGTTGGCTTTTACAACAACACTCCATTTTTTAGCGTGTTTATGCCAAAAAACATTTTTACAACCCGATTTATTATCTTTTCTTGTTTTGGCGTTGTAACTGTTTTCTCCGTCACTAGCTTCACGCAAATTTTCAATTTTGTTATTTTTTGGGTTTCCATCAATATGGTCAATTTTTTTAGGAAAAAAACCATTAAACATCATAAAAATTAACCTATGCTTTAAATACATTTTTTTATTAATTCCAATAATTTCATATCCCCAATCTCTTGGACTTCCCGCTTTTTTGCCAGCAGTAGCCCTATTGTTTAAGGTTATTTTCCAATACAAATGCCCGTCTTTGTACTCAAACAATTGATGCAAATAATCTTTTGTAATCATTTTTACATTCGCTTTATCAAATCAGGTACTTGGTCATATTCGTGGGGTCTTAAAGCAACTACAGAGTCGTACCATCTGCCATTTTTCCAGCGCCAGCAGACAAATTCTTCTTTAGGTAGCAAAACAATGGTTTTAATGCCCAATGCGCCTGCAAGGTGGGCCGTTCCTGTATCGACTGTAACGATGCCTTTACACGCTTTCATGTGGCTTGCAGACTTATTCCAGTCTGTTTTCCAACCATCGTTAGGTAAAGAGTTAAATACACCATCAGTCTTAGGGTTTAAGCTGTAGCAATCGCTTCCTACTAGCTTTTCCATATCACGCATATCTATAGACTTGATGTAGTACAAAATCTGCTTAGAAGCCTCCCAATTCACTCCAATCTTGGGTGGAATATTACTAGGAATAGCGTGTAAATAGCCTTCAGAACCTACTATTTTCTTAGTAGTAACAGGAAATAGGTTTTTAGCAATAGGATGCGAAACAGACAGATAATAGGGCAAAGACATCAAGCCAATCCAATAATCTGACTCTGTTGCTACGCCTATATCGACTTCATTTGTAAAGACATCTACTGCGTCTATTTGACCTAATAAGTAATGAAGCGAGCCTTCTTGTAGAACTACGACCTTTTTAGCGCCCAATACCTTTAATGCAGGCAAGAACCTGGCAAACATAATAATGTCACCAAAGCCTTGTTCTACTTGTACAGTAATGGTTTTCCCTAATAAGGATTGACCTTCCCATACTGGTATTTTTAGCGCAGGTCTAGTAGGTGAGGGTTCATTTTTAATGATGTCCTCATGCCAGCGATATTCGTATAACTTGAAACCTTGTTCATATCTGCCAGCGTGTAAGTGTTTAGAGGCTAGGCTAAATTGTTCTTGGGGGTTTACAGTAGTAATAGTATGGCTTCCTCATCGTCTAGTTCTGCTTGACGCTTGACTTCTAAAGCTACTAATTCTTGTTCTAAACGAACTTTAGCGGCTCTTATTAATACAGCGTTTTGCAAATCTTGTTGTTGTTTAACAAGGTTAGCGATGTATCGGTCAATATTTGCTAGGTTTGACGGTATATCAACGCTAACTTCTTGATTGGATTGTATATTATTTTGTTGCGCTTTTGCAACAGGTTTTGGGTTTACTAAATCAGCAATAGTTTGCTTGCGTAATTCTTGGTCAGCCTTTAATGCTGCAATGCGCTTTTCTTCAGCCAGTCGCAGTTTCTTTTGAATACCTTTTAAACGCTTTAATTCTTCTTTTGTCCAAGGTGCGTCATCACCGCCATTTTTTACATTGGTTGGTGTAATAACAATCTGAAATGCGTCATTTTGAAACGCATTGACTTGGAAAGCGGTTTGAAACATTAGGCTGTGTAAGTACCGCTAGTAGTGAAAGTGTGAATAGTGTTACCACCAGCAGAAGATACAGTTCCTCCTGTGCCTTTTTGACTACCAGCATAGGAAATAATAACTACACCTGAACCGCCATTTGCAGGAGTGTTATTACTTGCACCTCCTCCACCGCCTCCAGTATTTGCAGTTCCAGCAGTTCCAGTAGCATTACCGCCAGCACCACCACCGCCATTGCCTCCAGCACCTCCTACACCACCACCTCCTGAACCGCCACCACCGCCACCAGCGTAATAAACACTAGAACCTGTAATTGATGATGCTACACCGACACCGCCTGTGCCTCCTGTGCTTCCACTTGCCGCACCACCGACTGCACCAGCACCGCCTCCAGCACCTTTACCATATCCACTATTAACTGCACCTAAACCGCCAGCATAGCCTTGTCCTGATGTTCCTGAACCTACTGTTCCTTGTGAACTTCCTGCTGTGTTTGTAGCACCGCCACCGCCTGACCCACCATTTTGACCATCACCATTAGTTGTTACTGAGCCTGAACCTCCAGCACCTCCACCAACAGCAGAAGTTAAACCAGTAAATGACGAATTTCCACCATTTGTAGGGGCTGAATTACTACCAGTTCCTCCAGCACCAACCGTTACTGTATAAGCTGTTCCTGAAGTAACATTTTGCGTTCCAGTAACTAAACCACCTGCACCGCCACCACCCCATGCACCACCGCCTCCACCAGCAACAATTAAAGCTGAAATAGAATAACTAGAAGAAGCTATTGGTTGCCAAGTGCTTGCACCTACATAAACTTCAAATACAGATAGCGTAGTGTTCCAGCCTGATTGACCTACGGTTGGGCTTGACGGTCTACCAGCAGTAGTCCATTGGGCAGGAGTAATACCTAGTGTTCCGTCAATAATTACTGTCATAGTTCAATCCAAGAAAGAGTTGTTTCATCCCATTTACTAGGGGTTTGTGGCATAGGTGTTGGTGCTTCCCATGACCAAGTGTCTTTATTTAAAGTCCAACTTACATAAGGTTGCGGTGCATAAAACACATCATTTTGTGCATCGTATGTATAACCAACGCCAGCATAATTGCCACGCAAAGGAGTGACACCTAAAAGGTGTTTGTTGCCTTGAGTGTTATAGCTAGTTTGTAGCCAAGTGCCTGCTGAAGAATCAACAAAAGTATCAAAAAATTCAGGTTCAGCAACAATTACTTGCACCACCTTACCGTCTACTACTTTAGCAAAATGTCCCATAATTAACCCACAATCCAAGTTGTTCCGTTATCAAATACTGGAACAGTTAAAGCACCACCCCCAACAACGGCAGATAAAGATACTGGGGTAAGTGCATTATTAACAAATGCCCTTCTTCCTGCTGTTCCTGCTGTCGGTAATGTGGCTACTGTATAAACTTTCATATTTACTAAGCCAGCAAAAGTAGCATTTTGACTTGTATCAATGGTCAAAGCAGTTGTTGTTCCATTGGTTTGAACGACTAATGAGCCTGAAGTATCAGGTGTTACATTAAATGCTGTTCCGCTAGTTGTTCCTACTGATATTGTTGTGGACATTATGCAATCCTAAAGGCTGAAATTGTGCTGTCTTTGCTATTGCCTGACGAGTTATAAAGCATAGAAGTTCCTGAATAAGTTGTTGCGTTTACGCTTATTCTGATATTTCCAGCAGGGTTAGCAAGATAGCCTGACAATGAAATTGTGTAGTTTCCGTTAGCATTTGGGCCATTAACACGACAGGAAGCAATAACTGTTGTGCCATCCCAAAGTTTTGCACTCCAGTTTGAATTAGCATTAGTTGGGTCACGAACCACTACAGTCCCACTAGCAAACCAAGTGCCTGTTGTGCCTTGTGCAACGCTTGGGCCATCAACATAAACACCATTTGTTAAGCTAACATCAGCACCTAATGAATTTGTGTAAGATGTATAAGCAAGTAAGACTGTGCCTGTTGCGGCAGGAACAGTAATCGTATTTGTGCCAGCTACTGCTGGTACTGCCAGCGTAATAGCACCGCTTGTATCGCCTGATATAACGACTGAACTCATAAAACCACCCATCTTGAACCAGAAGGAACAGTAACAGATTGACCTGAAGCTACTGTAATTGGCCCTACTGACATAGCGTTATAAGTTGAAGGAATTGAAAAGCTAGTTCCAACAGTATTTTTATTTAAAATTAAACCATTGCTTGCAGATTGAACAGGCGCAGATTGTGTAGTTCCATCAAAGGTAAAGGTAGATGAAGCACCAAAAGCACCTGAATTATTATACTGAATTTGGGTGTTTGAACCTGCTGGAGTTGCCGCTACTGTTGCCCATGTGCCATCACCACGCCAATAAGTGCTTGAAGTTGCACCTGTGCCGCTATTTAAGTTAGTTACAGGCAAATTGCCAGTTACTTGAGTTGCAAGGCTTACATTGGATAATGTACCGCCAAGCGTTAAGTTTCCGCTAGAAGTTACTGTGCCAGTTAATGTAATGCCGTTTACTGTTCCTGTTCCGCCTACGCTAGTTACAGAACCTGAACCTTTGTTATTAAATGTAGTCCAATCTGTGCTTGTCAAATAGCCGTTTACGCTACCAGTTGCGGCCGCCATGCTAATTGCTGGGGTTGCACCACCTGAAGATACAACAGGGGCTGTACCAGTTACGGTTGTGACTGTACCTTGTGGGTTGGATGCAGTTGTAATGCCTGTCACACGCCCATAAGTGTCGATTGTGACTACAGGAATTAAAGTGCTTGAGCCTGTTGTGCCAGCCGTTGCAATCCCTGAAACAAGGTCAATTACAGGGGTTGTACCGCCTGTTGATGTAATACGACCAGTTGTGCCACTAACGGAAGTTACAGTACCACCACTTGATGGGCTTGTATTAGTAATAGTGAAGTTAGGGTAAGTACCGCTAGTGCTTATGCCTGTGCCAGCAGTCAATACAACCGTTTGGTCAGGTGCAGTATTGGTAATGGTTAATGTACCGCTAGTAGTAATAGGGCTACCACTAATAGAAATACCTGTACCTGCTGTGGCGGCTACGCTAGTAACTGTGCCTGTATTGCCTGTTAAAAGTGTTCC